CTAGTTAACAAAATAGTAGAATACAATGTACCTTATCTTAAGGATGAGGTCATTAACATAATAAACAATCTGAAAGATGCTAGTTAAGTTATTTGATATAGAGAATGGTACACTGATACCAAGCGAGAGTTGTTTTGCTTTACCCACTTTGAGACGCATCATGGATGAGTATCCTGAGAACTACCTTAAGGTTTATCAGTACCTGTTCTACATGAGTTGTCCGAACCCAGATATAAATCCTTTCTTTCATATTGCTGATGATGACAAAGAAGAGCTTATATTAGCGGAAATAGATGCAGACTTTACATCTGAAGATGACTACATCCCAGGTGCATTAGAGTTCTGTAAAAAACTTTATGAGACACCAACCTCCAGAGCTTACAACGGTATTAAGCAAATGCTTGACAGACTAGGTAGGTATATGGAAACAACAAACATAACCGATGGAAGAGATGGCAACCTCACAGCGCTCGTTAATGCAGCGTCAAAGTATCAACAAATCAGAGAAGCCTACAAAGGCGCGTACAAAGACCTCCAGGAAGAGCAGGCGGGCCGTGCTAGAGGCGGGGCGGGGCTTGCATATGACCAAATGTGATTACCTATATGACTACATGCTGCATTATAATATCTACACTGAGAAATGGCATGCTGTCCGTAGAGAGGATGTTGAATCATATCTTAACGGGCAGATCAAACCAAGAGGCTTTAAGGAACTTAAGGATCTCTTGCATACACTAAAAAAGAAACATGCTAAAACAGTTTGATATAGAGATTCCTACATGGGAGAACGGAGAGTGGTCAGTGACTACCTTCCCTACCCGTGATGACTTTAAGGAGTTTGTAGTTAGTATATTTAAAGAACCTGGTCAGTATCAGTTTGATGAGACTAGCTTAATGTTCAATGAGCAAGCTAGACAATTCAATACTCAAGGGTTCTACTGTAAGTCTCCTCAGGGTACTAAGGACTTTATTGTATACTGGAATGACCAGAAGAACAAATGCAGAACCGGAGTTATTTATAAAAGCAATGGTAATGCATGGTTTATTCCACGTGACTATTACATGTGGTTAAACTTCCTACCTATCTTCAATAAGGAAATCCAGAAGTTTGGTTTTGCTGATGTCAGAGATGCTCAGTATCACCTAGCCCTATATGAATGTTTAGCAGAGTTACACTATAGGCATGCTGCTATTTTAAAGAAACGTCAGATTGCATCATCATACTACCATGCTGGTAAACTAATTAATCAGATCTGGTTTGAGGAAGGGGTAACTCTTAAGATGGGAGCTAGTCTTAAAGACTATATCAATGAGAAAGGTACTTGGAAATTCTTAAATGAATACGAGGCTTTCTTAAACCAACACACAGCTTGGTACCGTCCAATGAATCCTAACAAGGTTATGATGTGGCAGCAGAAGATTGAAACTACTACAGGTATACAGAAACGTAAGTCTGAGATAGGTCTTAAAGGAGTTATGCAAGGAATGTCTTTTGAGAAGGATCCAACTAACGGGGTAGGGGGACCATGTAAGTACTTCTTCCACGAGGAAGCAGGTATTGCCCCTAAGATGGATACAACATTTGAGTACATACGCCCTGCTATGAAATCCGGTTTTATGACTACAGGTATGTTCATTGCTGCAGGATCTGTCGGTGACTTGTCTCAGTGTGAGCCACTTAAGAAGATGATTACTAGACCTGATGCTAATGACATCTATGCTATTGAGTCTGACTTAATTGATGAGACTGGTGTTACGGGTAGAACAGGATTGTTTATTCCTGAGCAATGGTCAATGCCTCCGTACATTGATAACTTTGGTAACTCTAAGGTAGAAGAAGCATTGCTTGCACTAGATGAACAATTTGCTGAATGGAAGAGAGAGTTAGATCCATCTGAGTATCAACTCCGTATATCACAGCACCCTAGAAATATTAAAGAAGCATTTGACTTTAGAACTGTATCAGTATTCCCTTCTCACTTAGTGACTGCTCAGATGCGTAGGATTGAGGATAAGATGTATGCGTATGAGTTCTTAGATATCTACAGAGATGATCATGGGTTACCTGCTGTAAAGGATACAAACAAGTTACCTATATCAGAGTTTCCAATTACTAAGAATACAGAAGATAAGACTGGTACCCTTGTGGTATGGGAAAGACCTGTAAAGGATCCTGAGTTTGGGATGTACTATGCAAGTATTGACCCCGTATCAGAAGGTAAGACAACTACGTCTGAATCCCTATGCTCTATATATGTTTATAAGACACCTGTAGAGGTAACTAGGAATGATGGTGAAAAGGTTGAGACCTTTATAGAGAATGATAAGATTGTAGCAGCTTGGTGTGGACGCTTTGATGATATCAATAAAACACACGAGCGCTTAGAGTTAATCATTGAGTGGTATAATGCCTGGACTATTGTAGAGAACAACATCAGTCAGTTTATCAACCATATGATGTATAGAAAGAAACAGAAGTACCTAGTACCTAGATCACAGATCTTGTTCTTGAAAGACATTGGTGCAAATGCTAACGTATTCCAAGAGTACGGATGGCGTAACACAGGTACTTTATTTAAAAGTCATATGGTAAGTTATGCTATTGAGTTCTTGAAAGAAGAGATACATTCGCAAACAACCGATGATGGTAAAGTAGTTAAGACAACCTATGGTATTGAGAGAGTCCCAGACATAATGTTGCTCAAAGAAATGATGGCTTACAGAGATGGAGTCAACGTGGATAGACTTGTATCCTTTGCAGCCTTAATTGCTTTTGCTAAAGTGCAACAAGCAAATAGGGGTTATAAAAAGCGTTATGAGGAAACAGGAGCAGCAAAAAACTTGGATAACCGCAATAATTTCAGTAAATTAAATATGAGCCCTTTCCGTCACATGGGTGGTGGTGGGCATAAGTTTGATGGTATGAAAATACCACGATCACCTTTTAAAAATTTCAGATAGTATGCAGGTATATAATGCGATGCAATTAAAGAATGGGGCTAAGGGTGAGTACAACCGTATGGGTACTCTCAATCAGCCTGTTCAGTTTTTACCTAAATCTAAGAAGGACCAGGAATGGGCTGCTTGGAATATGGACTGGTTAGAGTGGGAGGGATTGAAACATGTACGCAGAAATGCGCGCAGATTCATGAAGAACTACAAACTAGCTAAAGGTATCATTGATAGAACTGACTACGTTGTTGAAGAAGACAATGAGAATGCTGATCTTATTGATACACTCACAAGAGAAGATGCTTCTGCATTAGAATTAAAGTTCTACCCTATTGTGCCTAATGTAATCAATACATTAGTATCTGAGTTTGCTAAAAGAAATACCCGTGTTAGTTACACAGCTGTTGATGAGTACTCTTACAATGAAATGCTTGAACAGAAACGTTCTAAGATAGAAGAAGTACTTTTATTTGAGGCACAGCAGAAGATGGCCATGAAGCTTGCAGAGATGGATCAAGATCCAGAGTCTGAAGAGTATCAACAAGCCATGCAACCACAAAACCTAAAGTCACTACCAGAGATTCAAGAGTTCTTTAGTAAGGACTACAGAAGTATGGTGGAACAATGGTCTGAGCATCAGCACCGTGTGGATGTTGAAAGATTCAGAATGGATGAGTTAGAAGAGCGTGGTTTCCGTGATATGTTAATCACTGACCGTGAGTTCTGGCACTTCCGTATGTTGGAAGATGACTATGATGTAGAGTTATGGAATCCGGTTCTTACATTCTACCACAAATCACCAGCCTCACGTTACATCTCTCAAGGTCAGTGGGTTGGTAAGTTTGATATGATGACTGTAGCAGATGTTATTGACCGTTACGGTTGGTGCATGACAGAGGATCAGATGAAAGCGTTAGAGCTTATCTACCCTGTACGTTCTGCTGGTTATCCTATTCAAGGTTATCAGAATGATGGTACATACTATGATGCTACTAAGTCTCATGACTGGAATACAAAGATGCCTTCATTAGGTTACCGTCAGTTTACTTCTATGTGGGACAATGCTCACTATGGTGGGGACATTGTTAACTGGATTATGATGAATGATGAGGACTATCTAGATATGGGTATGAGTAACATGTTACGTGTTACAACTGTATACTGGAAGTCACAACGTAGAGTTGGTCACTTGACTAAGATCTCTGATAATGGTAACATTACACAAGATATTGTTGATGAGACTTATAAGGTTACAGATAAACCAGTTTACAATGCTAATATCATCAAGAACAAGACTAAGGATAACTTAGTATTTGGTGAGCACATTGACTGGATCTGGATCAATGAGGTATGGGGCGGTGTTAAGATTGGACCTAACCGTCCTACATTCTGGGGAAGTAATAACCCTGGAGGTATCAACCCTATCTACTTAGGAATTAATGAGAATAACATTAAGCCTATTAAGTTCCAATTCAAAGGTGACAATTCTCTGTATGGGTGTAAGTTACCTGTAGAAGGCTCTGTATTCTCTGACCGTAACACAAGATCTACTTCTCTAGTAGACTTGATGAAACCATTCCAGATTGGATACAATATTGTAAATAACCAGATTGCTGACATCCTTGTGGATGAGTTAGGAACTGTTATCTTGCTGGATCAGAATGCTTTACCAAGACACTCACTAGGAGAAGATTGGGGAAAGAACAACTTAGCCAAAGCATATGTGGCTATGAAGAACTTCCAGATGTTACCATTGGATACTTCCATTACTAATACAGAGAACGCGTTAGCATTTCAACATTACCAGAAACTTGACCTTGAGCAAACTAACCGTTTGATGTCACGTATTCAATTGGCTAATTACTTTAAGTTACAAGCGTTTGAAACTATTGGTATTACACCACAACGCTTAGGTCAACAGATCGGACAACAAACTGCTACAGGAGTTGAGCAATCAGTTAATGCTAGCTATGCTCAAACTGAAACTTACTTTATACAACACTGTGATTATTTGATGCCTCGCGTGCACCAGATGCGCACAGACTTGGCTCAGTATTATCAATCAACCAAACCATCTACAAGATTACAGTATATTACCTCTATGGATGAGCGTAAGAATTTTGAGATCAATGGTACTGACTTACTACTAAGAGACCTTAACATATTCTGTACTACCAAAGCTAATCATAGAGCTATGCTTGAGCAACTTAAGCAGATGGCTATCCAGAACAACACAACTGGTGCTAGCATTTATGACCTTGGTAATGTTCTTAAGTCTGAGTCTATCGCTGAAGTATCTAACATCCTTAAAGATGCTGAGAAGAAACAACAAGCTCAGAAACAAGCTGAAATGCAGCAAGCTCAACAAATGCAAGATCAACAACTTCAAGCTAAAGCTGAAGAAGCTCGTATGAAGATGGAGTTTGAAGCTCAAGAGAATGCTAAGGACCGCGAAGCTGATATTCTTCAAGCTCAAATCAAAGCTGCTGGATATGGTGCTATGCAGGACATGAACCAAAACCAAGAGAGTGACTATGTAGATTACATGGATAAACTACAGAAGACTGAACAATATCAAGATACCATGAACTTTGAGCGTCAAAAAGAAAGCACAAAGCAACTGGAGCATCGTGATAAGATGAATATAGAACAACAAAAAATACAAGCTCAACAACAAATTGCTCAGACTCAATTGCAAATTGCTCGTGAAAACAAGAACAAATTTGACAAGGTTGCTGAGGATAAAAAGAAGAAGAAGTAAACTTTAGTTATAGTATGGCATTTAAAAAAAATAATGCATCAATCTTTAAAGTTTAAACCACTACTTTTGTGTATATTGATATTGTAGACTAAAAACCAACAAACTAATGGCTACTGAAGAAAAAACCAATCCAATGGAAACAACCTCCATTGAACAAGTAGAAATGAACCTAGATGAACTTCTAGGTACACCGGGTGCAGAAAACGTTATGCTCCCAGAGGCTGATAAGAAACCGAGTATTTTTACTCAGGAGAAAACAGACCTTTCCTTTATTGACAATGACACAGATGAAGAGGACTCTGAGTCAGATGATAAGAAACCTAAGGATAATCCTGTGGATGTTATTAAAGAACTTGATGATGAGTTCTTGGGTACACCTGCGGATGTTGATGATGAGCCAAAGAAATCTAGTGCAGGGAGACCTAAAGTAGATAAGAGTGGTGTTAGTGAACTTTTCAATAAACTTATTGAGAAGGGTCAGATTGTACCGTTTGATGATGATAAACCATTGGATGAGTATACTCTAAAGGATTTTGAAGAACTTATGGAAGCTAACATAGCTGAAAGAGAGAACAAGATCCGCGAGACTACACCAGTTGAATTCTTTGATTCATTACCAGAGGAACTGCAAGTTGCTGCAAAGTATGTAGCAGATGGTGGTGAAGATCTAAAAGGTTTATTCCGTATTCTTTCTGAAGTAGAAGAAGCGCGTCAGTTAGATCCTAATGATGGTAAAGATCAAGAACACATTATTAGAGAATACCTAAGAGCTACCAATTTTGGTAATGAAGAGGAGATTGATGAAGAGATCTACGAGTGGAAAGACAGAGGTGAGTTGAAGGCTAAAGCTTTAAAGTTCAAACCAAAGTTGGATAAAATGCAAGAGCAAGTAGTTGCTCAGAAGTTAACCCAACAGGAGAACATGCGTAAGCAACAGCAACAAGCAGCTCAAGCGTATATGCAAAACGTATACAATACTCTGAATGCAGGTGAGGTAAACGGTATTAAGTTAGACAAGAAGGTACAAGGTTTATTGTACACAGGTCTTGTACAACCTAACTACCCATCAATCTCTGGTAAGCAAACTAATATGCTAGGACACCTCCTAGAGAAATATCAGTATGTTGAACCAAGACATGACCTTATTGCTGAAACACTTTGGTTATTAGCTGATCCTGATGGATACAAAGCTAAGATCAGAGAGCAAGGTAAAACTGCACAAGTGGAGAAAACTGTACGTCAACTTAAGACTGAACAAGCTAAGATGGCAAGCAGCACTCCTGTAATAGAAAAAGAAGAAACAACTCAAAGAAGAATCCCTCGCGGGGGTGGCTTCTTTAAGCGATAATTAATTAACCCTTAAATAAACAAAAAAAACATGGCAACTCCAGTTTTAAACAATGGTATATTTCTACGAGATACCAACTACGCAGCTAGTTCACACGTAGATTCTTACCACTTGGTTAACATGCTCAAGAATGCTGAACCTATGGATTTAGGACCAGTAGATCTTTGGGCAATGGCGCAAAAGGTAGAAATGCCTTTGTACCAAATGTCTAGCTTTGGTGGAAAGAACGTTATCAATGTTGACAATGCAAGAGGTGAGTACAAATGGCAAACGCCAATTGTAATGGACCTTCCTTACATTGTTGATGATATCTTGACCGATGGTGATACCTTAGGAAGAGATGGTCAAACTTTCCAAATCAAAATGTCTCGTAGAGAATTTGGACATGGTGATATCATCACTTATGACAAGTACAACGGGGCTGAGATGTACATCGTACCAACTGAGGACATTATCCCAGTAGGAGACGGTTTCATCTACACTGTTCAATTGGTGAACAATGACAGTACTTACGGATTGGATACTAACATCCTTTCTCCTGGTACTAAGATCTTCCGTAAAGGTTCTGCTCGTGGTGAGTACGGAGAGCGTTTCTCTGACATCGTGACTGCAACTGGTTTCCGTGAATTCTACAACTTCGTAGGAGGAGCTGAAGCACACGTACACTATTCTGTATCTTCACGTGCTGATCTTATGATCAAAGGTGGAATGAACGCAGATGGTACTGTACCAGTAGTAGAGATCTGGCGTAACTTTGACAAAACTTCTGATCCATCTGTAACTAGTCTTGAGACTATGGTTTCACGTATGGGTAAGGACTATGTTAAGCGTGCTGTAAACAACGGTTCATTGTCTCGTACTTTCTTAACTGCAATGGAAGCAGCTCACTTGACTAAAGTAGCTACTGACATCGAGACCTACTTAATGTGGGGACAAGGTGGACGTGTACGTCAAGACGGTCCAGATGACTTGCGTTTATCTGTGGGTCTTTGGAAGCAATTGGATAACTCATTCAAGCGCATCTACAACAAGTCTAACTTCAACTTGGATTTGTTCCGTTCAGAGATTTATAACTTCTACGCTGGTAAGGTTGACTTCCAAGGACCAGATCCTAAGCGTCAGTTGATTGTACAAACTGGTATGGGTGGTATGCGTATGGTTAACGAAGCAATCAAGCGTGAAGCAATGTCTTCTGGATTGTTGATCCAAGCTGCTGACATCGGAGCAATCACTGGTAAAGGTATGGACTTGAACTTTGGATTTGCTTACACTTCTTATGTTATCCCATTCTTGGCTAACGTTAAGTTTGTATTGAACCCAGCGTTTGATAACCTACACACAAATGACATTGAAAACCCAATCATTGATGGTTTCCCATTGTCTTCTTACTCATTCATTATCTTTGATATCACTGATAACACTAATGACAACATCTTCTTGTTGAAGTTATCTTGGGATAATCAATTGAAATGGTGGTACCAAAACGGAACTATGGATTACATGGGACGTACCCAAGGTTTCCAAAGCTCTGGTCAATTCAACGGATACCGTGTATTCATGACACAAACAATGCCTGCGATCTGGGTAAAAGACCCAACCAAAGTATTGAAAATTGTTATGCGTAACCCGGTTACTGGCGGATCATTCTAATCAAACTATATGTAAACGGGGGGAGAGTAAAATCTCCCCCTTTTTACTACCTTTACAAAAACCAATAAAATAAAACCAACTATTATGAGCTTTACACTTGTAGAAACTAAGTCCAGTACTAAGCGTAGTCCTGTGGCTGTTAAACCTTACTTTGACGGAAATTTATCAAACATGGGTCTGGAGAAATACGGATTATCATTGTTTGAGGGAGTAACCCACTATGAACAACTAGCATGTCTTGAGAACAATGGTATCAAGCGTTATGTTACAGGTCTTAATGAGTTTGCACCGGATGTTAGAAACATTCCAGATCCTGAGAAACGTGAGGCAAAGATTAGAGAGATTAGATCAGCTGTTGCTGAACTAGAAAAGATTCTAGCTGCTAATACAGTAGACATAGAAGATAAAGACTTCTGGCACAAAGTTGAATTGTTAAAACCTAACAATGATGAATTTTGGGGCAAGATTGAGATGAAGTGTGGTAATGATCCTATATTCTTAGATCCTACAGATCCTTATGATTTGATTAAGATCTACGCTATTAATGCTGGAGGATTCAGCATTATTGCAAAGAGCTATGAGGATGCACGCTCACGTCAGAAGGCACCTAAGTTCTTTTTAGATAGATTTGAAGACACTGTATCTACTAAGACTGAAAGCAAGAAATTACGTAACAAAGCACTTGCTGAGTTACAGAAGATATTTGACAAGAACACAAACAAACTACTTTTTGTAGCCAAGGTTGTAGACATTGCTGGAGCACAATATAAGAAAGCTACTTCTAATGATGTTGTTTACGATAACATGGATAGCTTTATTAATGGAGAAGGAAGTGAGAAGAATCTGAACAGAGCAGCCCAAATGTTTTTGGATACCTGCAATTTGGATATGGAGACGTTGAAGTTACGTGCTATGGTTAAGGATGCTACTTACTACAAGATCATCATTACAAAAGCAGATGGATTCATCTACCACAAAGATAACGCAGCGTTATTAGGTAGAAACCAAGCAGATGTAGTTGAGTATCTTAAGAACCCGTTGAATGATGAAATTCTTCAGGATATTACAAAAAAAGTAGAGAAGTATTGGAATTCTTAAGTAACTTAGTATAAACAATATATATTTAAAACAATGCCTAAAAATCCAGTTAGAGCTGCCAGACAAGCTGGTAGACAAGCAGTTCGTACTGCAAAAGTAGCAAACCGTCAAGACCAACGTGCCGTAAAGACCTCTGCTAAAGTAGAAAAGATAGCAAACAGAACAGCTTCTAAAGTAGCTAAGATTAAAGCTGCTGCACCTAAGAGAGCTGCTGAAGCACCAATGGAGAAAATAGAAGCTAAAGGAATGACTAAGATCAGTTCACCTAAATCTTCAGGACCAGCTAAGTCTACCCCGCGTTCTATGTCTGAAGTTGCTAAAGGAATGAAGCCTAAGAAAGAATCTAAGAAAGAATCAAGATCAGGTTCAGGTGGTGGTGGAAGACCTGCTCCAGAAAGAAAAACCGCTGTATCAGAAACTATTAGAAAGTCTGCTGAGAAGATGGGATGGGATCTTAGCAAAAAAAGCACACCAAGAGCTAAAGGTATTTATGACGGAATGAGTAAAGATGCTATGGATTACTCTGCTAATGATATCATTAATGCTGCAAAAAATACTGTTAATGAGACTGGTAGACAGATCAAGATGTATGGTGAAGCTAAAGGACGTCAAGCTAATGACACTTATGAAGGTGCAAAACAAGCTGTAAAACGTGGTCTCGATATGCTTGATCCTTTTAGTACTAAGAAAAAAGGTGGGGCTGTTAAGAAGAAGTATCAAGCTGGTGGAATGACACCTCCTTCATACAATTCTGCAAGATCAAAAGTTGCTAAAGCCGCTGCTGCTTCCGGTGTTAAAACAGCACTTCCTGCAGCAAAACAGTCTAATCCTATGAAACCAGTTGGTCCTGGTAATACTGCTAGAACTCCAAAACAATACAGAAAAAATATGTCAACCCCTGCTTCTATGATGAGATCCATGAAGAAAGGTGGTACTAAGAAGTATCAAATGGGTGGTAAAGTAGATCCTTATACTACTAAACCAACTGCTACCGCTCCTATGTACAAAAGATCAGGAACTACTCTTACTAAAAATGCTGATGGTACG